GAGGCATTGTTACAACCCGCGAAAGCCGGTCAAACCTTGGCCCTTTGTCATGACTCGGTGCTCTTTGATTACGGGCCTTGCGTCAAGTACGTCCGCCGTGTGCTGTACCCGGAGATACCACCCAACATAATCTTAAACATCGGTCTATCACCTGCCGCACTTTCGGATCGTGTTCGCGGCTCATGGGTCGATCGCCCTTCCACAGCCAATGACTACACCGCATTCGATGCCTCTCAGGGCTACGATTCGGTTCTTCTGGAGTGCCATGTGATGCGTCTGGCCGGCCTTCCTGACCAGCTTGTGGACAGATACGAGCAGTGGAAGGTCTCCATCCGTAGCAATTTGATCGGTCCCAAGGACGTCAGCAGAGACACGGGCGAACCCGGCACGTTCGACTTCAACACGCTCTTCTCCATTGCGGTGAGCTCACTCAAGTATGGAAAGCTTCACTGCTTAGCCTTATTCGGCGGCGACGACTCTGCCATAAATCAGGCGTGTGTGGAACGCCCACAATGGGCTCAACAAAGTCGACAAATTGCCGTCGTCTCAAAAACGTTCGTCGCGCCCTCCGTGGACTTCTGCGGCTACTTGGTCACCTCGGCTGGATTGATACGCAACCCAACTCTGATGTACCTCAAGACGGTGTTCCACATCAGCAAGGGAGATCTCATGGCCGTGCTGCCAAGTTATCTGGCTGAGTTACACACCGCCTACCGACTTGGTGATTTAATGTCGGATTATTTGTCAGAGATCGACATACACTGCCTCGGCTTCCTTATAGAATTGGGCCATAGTCTATGTCCCACTTTGGCCACCATCCTGTTTTCGCATCAACAGTTCACCTTCGCGTCGGTCCAGACTCTCCGGGACTCCTGCTCTCTCCTGCTTGCTCGCATCTGGCTTCTTACTAGACCCGAAAAACGACTTTTGCGGCGTCAACACCACCTGCTACGCGCACTGTGTCTCCGATTAGGTCTAAACACTCCCCCCGTCATCAAGTCTCTTTACTGACAACCACTGCGTCTTCAACAAAAGTGCCCTTCCGTCTCATGTTTCTCCCCTTTCTTGCGTTTTCCGTTTCTCTCTCTCATCCGCCTCATGTTAGGGTCTGTTTTCGGTCTCCCGTCTGCTCTCTTAAATATGGCTTTATTTCAATCTCCCATCACAACATGCAGAACAACACCTCCCAAGTGCCCCCGTCCAACACTGCCGTCGGCTCCACCACTGCCGCCGTCACCCAGCTCATCCAAAACACCGGAGCTTTCACCTCCGTCCCTCGTGGAATCGGTGCGATAGGACAAGGACACGATGCTGGTCAGTTCTCCCGCGAGTGGACAGTCTGCACTTACTACAACTCAAATGACTGGCTCGTCGGTGGTCCCAATGCCTCGGCTGGCACTCGCGCCATTCACGGTAGTGTGGTCCCGTCCACCACCGGCATTGTCACCGGTATCACTCAGCGTTTTTCCGACGCTAAGTTTATCAAGTTGGAACTGAAGTTCATCCCTATGCGCGGAGCGGCCGGTCACATCTTCGATGTGGCCGTCGGCGTCTCTCAAGGTCGTGAGACGGCTCCCGCCGATCGCACCGCCATTGAACTTCTTGAAGGCAACACTTACGTCGACTTGGTCCCATTAATGAGCGCTACCGGTTTCCCGGCGCCCGTCACCTGGGAGGTGAACCTTAACCTTCCGTTTATTACTAACGTCTTCAAACCCGCTAATTTCTATCAGCAGCCCCCTCGCCTCAACTACAACGCTCGTCTTCACTTCCCTGCTGCTCTCACCCAAGTCCAACCCCTTCTCGCCGTCCGACTCCGCGTAGTGGGAGTCGCCTACTAATCGGCTTCATCATGATTTAACAATGCTCTGGC